CATTTATACGGTCATGCAAAAATAAAGCCTATAAACAAAATTGTAGACAAAAACAAGTTAAAAAGAACTATATTTGAGTAATGTAGTTATTAAGAATAAATCTAAATACTAGATATGCCAGGAAGAGGAAGACCAAGAAAAACGAGAGAGCAAAAATTAACAGACGGAACATTTCAACCGTGTAGAGATCGTCCAACGGTTCAAGGCGAAGTAATTGAGTCTTTACCTGACCCGCCCGTACCAATGACTAATATAGCGTATCAGTATTATAAAGGAATAGGAAACCAACTTATAAGTTTAGGGATCTTAAACACTACCGACTTAACCGACTTAGAAACGTATGCTAATCAGTACGGCGAATATTGGCGGCTAGATGACAAGTATAAAGTATTGGAAAAGGAACTAAAAGAACTTGACGAAAGGGTAAAAGACGCTTTGAGAGAATTAGACAAGTCAAGTTATAGGATGTTAAATGAGGACTACCGCCGTAAGTTTGCCGACTACAAAGAAGCAAATAAACAAAAAAGAGAATGTTTGAACACGGCTTTAAAGATGTCATCTAGGTTTGGGCTCAATCCGATAGACCGCCAAAAATTAAGCATTGCACCTCCGACTGATGAATTAGATCCATTCGCAGAAATATAAATATTATGAAAAAATACGCTTTGTTTGCTTTTTACGAAAATCAGTCTTTAGGTGGTTACAATGATTACATTGTATCGTCGCTATCTTTTGATTTACTTTTTTCTTATTTCCGCTCGTCTAGTTATCAATATGGTCATATCTTGGACATAGAAACATTAGAGGTATTTTATTTAGAAAGGGAATGAAGAAACGGCTAAATTCATATATTAAAAAAGTTATAGCTAATAAGCAAGGTAGACACGGAAAGTGTGAGATACAAAAAGTCCAAAGGCACTTAAACGACTTGAAGCGTAAAGACGTACGTTTTAACGAAAAGAAAGCAGCTAGGGCGATTAAGATAATCGAAAACTTAAAACTTCACGAGGATAAGTATTACAATAAACCTTTTGAGCTACAGCCTCATCAGGTTTTTTTCTTTGCTTGTATTATTGGATGGGAGATGTACGACCCAGAGCGTAAAGAGTGGAGACGTAGGTTTAGACGTGTCTATAAGTCAATAGCAAGGAAGAACGGCAAAACAACGGAAAATGCTGCTTTAGAAATATTCATGTTTAGATTTGACGGCGTAAACGGTGCGCAATGCTTTAGCGCTGCGAATACTAGGAAACAAGCTTTGATATGTCACGATGCAGCTAAGGAAATGTTAAGGCTAACCGCTGAAAGTTCAACGACGCTAAAAAGTCAAATAAGGTTTATGGCTCAAAATGTGATTTATCAAAATAAGCGCTGTAAGATGGAAGCGATGGCAGCCGATCCAAAAAAACTTGATGGGTTTAATCCTAGCTTTGCAAGTATTGACGAGTTTCACGAAATGAAAACAACGGAGATCATAAAGATTTTTGAGCGTGGGATGGTCATGCGTGAAGAACCTTTATTATCTATAACTACGACGGCTGGATTCGACAAACACAAGCCATGTTATAGGTATCAAAAAGTATGTGAGCAAATATTAGAGGGCGTTGTAAATGACGATGTATTGTTTATCGACATATTTAAAATGGATGAAGAGGATGATCCAGACGTAGAAGATAATTGGTTTAAGGCAAATCCGATGCTAGGCGTGACTATTCCACTAACTAACTTTAGAAATGACTACCAAAGCGCAAAAAATGAGGGCTTAACGTCGTTATTACAATTCTACGTCAAGAATTTGAATATGTGGATGAGTCAAACTAAAGGTTGGATTCCAGACAGTACAATATTAGAAAATCAATTAGGCGAAGCCGTTACAAGCGAAGAACCTTGTTATATTGGTGTAGATTTAGCAGCAGTTAAAGATTTAGCTGGATGGACGGCATATTATCCTCCTAGCGAAGTAAGCGATAAACATAGATTTAGAACGACTTACTATATTCCAATGGACACTATTGACGAGAGGACCAAATCGGACGGTGTTCCATATCGGGAATGGGCAGATAAGGGATTGATTAACATAATTGATTCAAATGTCATAGAATTAGAGGACATTAAGCGTGATATTGTCGAATTTCATAAGAACAACAACGTCATAAGGATAGGTGTAGACCCTTGGAACGGTAGAGAATTTGTATCTGATTTAGCTGATTACGGCATAGACATAGGTTTTTACTATCAATCCATGAAAAACATGGCAGAACCGACTAAGAAAATAGAAAGGTTAATGCTTAAAAAAGAGTGCGATATAGGCAAAGACCCTATTAAACGCTGGAATTACAAAAATGTAGAACTTGATATAGGTAGCACCGGGGAATATAAACCAAGTAAAGGGAACTCAACCGAAAAGATTGACGGCGTAATAATGGACATAATAGCTATTGGTATGAGTTTAGACCATGAAAAAGAGAAGAAAAGCGTGTACGAAAGCCGTGGAATCCGTTCTGTATAAAAAAAATATCAGTAATAACCAAATTTTAAGCTAATTTAATCCTTATAAAGAATTTGTCTAAATAATTTCGTATCTTTGTAGTTAAGCGCACTACAAGGACAATTTTATTATGGCAATGATCTTCTCAAAGTTTGGAAAACATAAAGTTGACACAAACGGCGCAATTCACCTCAATAGCCAGCGTTCACAGTCGATTGAGAATCCAAATACTTCATTTAATTCATATTTTCAGAGTTCTAGTAGTTTCGGTAGGGCGGCAAATACGGGAGATAATGTAACTTTTGATAGGGCTATGCAATTAAGCGTAGTCTTTTCTATTATACGAGTTATTTCTGAAGATTTAGCTGGTTTATCTTATTTTAATATTGAAGATAATAACGGCGAAAACTTAATAGATAGAGATTCGTATCTAAACCGCCTTATAAGAATGCCGAGTAATGGCATATCTGGTTTCCATTTTCGAGAATCAATGGCTATGAATGTAGTCGGTCAAGGTAACGCATACGCACGAATACACTTTGATAATAGCGGACGAGTGGCAGAGCTTGAAAAGTTTGATAATTCAGATGTAAGTGTTGAAGTGACACGCATAAATGGACGAAATCAAGTATTTTATCACATTAACGGCGAACGTATACCATTAATGGGGTATGAAGTACTTCACTATAAAGGCTTATCCACTGATGGTGTAATCGGATTATCACCAATATCAATACTTCGGAATACAATAGGCGAAAATATAAGCGCACAAGAGTTTTCGCAAGAGTTTTATGATGGTGGCGCAAGGCTTTCGGGTGTATTGGAAGCCGACGGTACACTTTCGGATGAAGCATATCATAGGCTTATTCAAACGTGGCGTGAAAAACATGAGGGACGTAATGCGCAAAAAACAGCTTTATTAGAGGGTGGTGTTACTTATAAGCCTATTTCATTAAGTCCAGTTGATGCTGACATATTAAAAACTAGAACTTTTGGAATTGAAGAAATAGCTCGACCGTTTAGAGTTCCTCTTCATATGATTCAGCAACTAGCAAGATCCACAAATAACAATATCGAGCATCAAGGTCTTGAATATGTAAAATACTGTTTACGTCCATGGGCAAAGCGTTTTGAGGTCGAGGATAACATGAAACTAATTTTACCAAGAGATCAAAGCCGTAAATACTTTGAGTTTAACATGGAAAGCTTGTTAAGAGGTGACACGAACGCAAGGAGTGAATATCTTAGTAAGATGTTTAATATCGGAGTTTATTCTCAAAACGATATAAGATCAATTCTAAAAGAATCGAAAATAGATACACCAACGGCGAACGCATATTATACACCCGTTAATTTGATGAATAGAGAAAAGGAAACTTTAAAAAGTGAAGACAAAAACACAGACGCAGCATAAAATATAAAGCCATGAACATAGAAAAAAGAACAATAACAAGCACAAATATAGAAGTAAGAGAAGCGGAGGAAGGCGGTTACGTCATTGAGGGTATTGCGGCAATGGTCGACAAAGACAATGACATGGGTTGGTATATTGAACGAATTGAACGGGGTGCGTTTGACGGGAGGCTTAACGACGATGTTCGATTCCTTATCAATCATGATCCAAATCTAATACTAGCACGAACGAAAAGCGGCACAGGCGAATTGTTTACTGATAATGACGGCAATTTGTGTTATCGGTACACCACACCAAACCGAACCTATGCTAAAGATTTAGCGGATGCGATTAGAAGTGGAGATATTGACCAATCGAGTTACGCTTTTACTATTGACGAGCAAGATTGGCAAGAAAGGGCAGACGGTAAAGAAGTAAGGACTATTAAAAAGTATGCTAGACTTTATGATGTTAGTCCTGTTACTTATCCAGCTGATCCAGATACAAGCGTTGCAAAGCGAAGTTATGAAATGACAAAGCAAGAGGAAAAACCAACAGAAGAAAAAGAGGTAGATAATACCGATCAAAAATATAGAGACAGAAGACTGTCTTTAATTTCTAATTATTAAAATGTACAAACGCATGAAAAGTAAACTAGATTTGTATGCGGAGAAAAAAGACGTCTTCGCTCAAATGTCCGACTTAAATAAGAGGGCAAAAAATGAAAACAGAGATTTGAACGCTGATGAAAAAGTTCAATTTGACAAGCTTGACGCTAGAATGGACGAAGTAATTGCGTCTATTGAGCGACAAACTAAATTTGAAGCAAGAGCAAAAGCTGAAGCGGCTGCAAACTTTGACAATAAGCAAGTAGAAGCAAAAGCACCTACAAAAGAAGCTAGAACGGCGGCGTTCACTAAAATGCTAAGATTTGGCGAAAAGGCTTTAAATCAAGAAGAAAGAAACTTGCTAGAAAAGCGTGGAACTGATACGCAAGTAACTACTACGGATTCGTTAGGGGGGTATACTGTTCCTGAGGGATTTGGTGACGAAATTATTAAGTCTATGGCTCATTATAGTGGTGTTTTAGAAGCTGCTAGAATCATTAGAACTAACTCTGGTAATCCTTTACCATATCCAACAAGTGACCAAACTGCTGTTAAAGGTAAGAGAATTGGCGAGGGTACTGCACAAGCGGTTCTTGATGTAACATTTGGAACTAAAGTACTAAATTCTTACATCTACACATCTGATATTATCAAATGGTCTTACGCATTAGTTCAAGATTCAGCGTTTGACGTTGGAGCGGAAACTAACATGATTGCGGCGGAGCGTTTAGGTAGAATCTTAAACGAAGAGCTTACAACGGGTACGGGATCATCTCAACCGAATGGAGTTGTAACGGCGGCGGGTGCTGGTCATACGGCAGCGGCAACAAATGCAATTACTTCAGCTGAACTTTTGGAATTGATTTATTCAGTAGACAGAAATTATCGTGTAAATGGTTCTTTAATGTTAGCAGATGCGACAGTAAAGGCTATTCGTCAGTTAGAAATTGGATCTGCTGATAGTAGACCGCTTTGGCAGCCATCTTTGAGAGACGGAGAACCTGACACTATCCACGGTTATAGATATTTCGTAAACAACGATATGGATAACGTTGCAAGTGGTGTGAGTTCTGATGTTGTTCTTTTTGGTGACTTCTCAAAATACATTGTAAGAATGTCTCAAGATTTCACTTTAAAGCCTCTATTTGAGCGTTATGCTGATGAAATGGTACAAGCTTACTTCATGTATTGCCGAGTAGACGGCGAATTAATGGACGCAGCAGCAGTTAAGAAATTGACACTAGCAGCATCATAGGTTTAAGTTTATAAATTAACACGTCGGCGGTAATGGTCGGCGTGTTTTTTAAAAGTTCAAAATGAAAATAAGATTTACAAAAAGTTTAATTTCTAATCCTACTTATAAGAAAGGGCAAGAAGTAGAACTAAATGATAAAGAGGCAAAGCAATTCATTAAAGTTGGATATGCTATTGAAATAAAGAAACCAAAGACTAACCGAAAAAAGAGTTTGAAGAATGTCGAAAGTCGTTAGTATAAGCGGTGCAGCTCCTTTAAATTTAGCGACGGCAAAAGAGCATTTACGAGTATCTGGAACTGATGAAGATACATTGATTCAGATATACATAGATGCGGCTTTGGCAATGACTGAACAGTTTCTTTGGAGAAAGTTGCAATTGCAAGTAATAGAAGAAGTTTATCCTTATTTTATGAATCGGTTTGATACTAGCTATCCTATCAATTCAATCACAAGTATTAAATACTTTGACGAAAGCGAAACGGAGCAAACTTTGACCGTTGCGGACTATTACGAGGTGTACGACAATGCGAAATCTAAGAACTCAATATACAAGGTAGGAACGCTAGAAACGCCGTCTATATGGCTAGATAAAGCTTTTCCCGTTGAAATAACATACCAAACGGGATTCGCAGACGATACAGTTCCAAAACCTATTATAAACGCTATGCTTTTATTAGTTGGCGAAATGTACGAAAATAGAGAAGATCACGAATATAAAAGCGAATTAACAAAAGCAAGTAGATTAGCCTTATCACCTTATCGGTTGAAAAAGTACTAAGAAGTGAAAAAGAGAAAGCGACTGACGCAAGTATTTAATATTGGTGAGTTTGACCGTAAGATACAAATTCAATCCATCGCACAATCACAAGATGTTTACGGTGCTATGGTCGAAACGGTAACAAGCATAGAAGTATGGGCAAAGGTTAATTGGCTAAGGGATAAAGAAGATGAAAGCGGTGGAGATTTGCGAGGTAATTACAGAATTGAAGTAGTGATAAGATACCAAAGCGGGATAACAACATTAAACAAAATAGTTCACGACGGTAGAACTTTTGATATAGAAAATTATAGGGAAATAGGACGTAGACGGTTCATAGTTTTAAATTGTTTGAGTTATGCTTGATAAACGTACGAAGTCGGATATACAAATGTTTATAAAGGCTATTCAAAAGAGCGTTACGGAAGATGACTATGTAGATGTATTAGAAAAAGGAGCGCAATTTACAATAGACTCTATAAAAGTAAAAGTGCCTGTTTCTAAAAAGCCCGTTAAAAGGTATTTAGATAAAAAGAGTAATAGACTAAGCAATAAAGCTAAGAAGCAAGAAAAGCCCGTAGCGGTCTATTATCCAGGAAACTTACGACGTTCTATCAAGGTGCTAAAGAAATTAAACAAAAGTAAGCGGTTCAATTGGAGGATGCGTAGAGTTTGGTTCGGTGTTCACTTGCATAAGGGACAAAGTGATGGTCATTTTAGAGGAAACAGAACAGATGCTTATTATGCACATATGATTGAGTATGGAACGCAACACATAACACCCGTTGGATACTTTAGAAAAGGTCTAAATAGTGGAGCGCCTAAAAGCTTATCTGCTATGAAAAGGTTAGTAAGTGCGAAACTAAATAGGAATTATAGAAAAAACGGATTAAAGTAATGGAGCAAGAACTATACACATTGTTAGCATCGACGTTAAGCCCTTATAAGGTTTATCCGTCAATCGTTCCATTAAATGCGGCTTATCCTTGTGCTAGGTTTGTTCTTATTTATGATGACTTTGAGCAAACGAAAGACACGGCTTTAAGTGGATTGGCTAGGTATCAGTTAGACTTTTATAGTCGTGATACAATAGGAGGGAATAGTGCTTTCAATGTCGCAAGGATAAACGGCGAAGCGATAAAGACGGCTTTAAATGGTCATAGTGGAACAGTGATAAGAGAAATTAGAGTTATGAACGTAGAGGACGATTATCAAGAGGAAACAGAAGCACACATTAAGAGAATAGAATTTAACGTATATCACACATAAAACTAATACAATGGAAGTCGAATTTTTAAAGAATTGGAATCATATAAAAAAAGGAAAAGTAACACTAATTACAAACGATTTAGCGAAAGAACTTATTAAGAAAAAAGTAGTAAAGGCAACGGGCGAAAATAAGTTTATAGAAGCTGAGAATAAAGCTATCGAAAAGCACTTAAACGAGTAATAAATTTAAATTAAACTATAAAAATCTTATACAATGCCAACACCACAAAATACTACATCGCTTCGATTTTATCAAGCGGGTACGGTTATTGCATCGGCAATAGATGCAGAGATCACTTTTAACAAAGAAGCGGTCGACATTACGACTAAAGACTCTGGAACGAATGCGGAGTTTATGAGCGGATTAAAATCTGGAACGGGTTCGACCGGTGGACTTTATGCAGAAGGTGAATTAGACGCACTTTACGCAGCTTACGACGGTACTGCGGTGGTAGTAATGAAGCTTTCAACTGAAGTAACGGGAGAGGAATATTTTAGCGGTGACGCTATCATTACTTCTTTGCAAATCAATTCTAGTGGAAATCAACAAGCGGCTACGTTTACTTGCCAATTTCAATTCACAGGAGCATTTACTAAAGATGATAACGTATAATTATGACAATAGAACTAAATAATAAGAACTACCCGTTTAGATGTAATATGTATGTGATTAGTAAGTTACTTCAAAAAAAGAAACTTACTAATCCAGATGAGATGCTTTCTAATCTAGGACATTTGGAGCTTGTGGAAATCTTTTATGAGTCGGTTAAAGCTGGTTGTAAAAAAGAGAATCAAGCGTTTAGAATGCAATTAGATGATTTTGGCATGGAAATAAGCGACGATTTAGGTGCTTTTGAACAATGCTTAGAAGAGTTTCAAGATAGCTTAAATAGATACACTAAGGCAATGGGTGTTGACGATGTTGATGAAAAAAACGTGGACGGGGAGAGTCTTTGACTTTCCCCAAAATGTTAGCCTATTGCATTAGGTCGGGAATGTCGCTAAGTGACTTCTATGATGCTGAACTATGGGAAGTTGGGGCGGTGTTAAAAACTTACTTTTTGGAAAAGGAAAAGGAATTTAGACACGGCTACGAAATTGCTAGGTTTCAAATGTCGGGAATGATTGACACGAAGTCGATTAAGTTTCCTTGGGAATTACAAAGTAGAACCGTTGAAGATCTAAGCGAAGAAAAGAAAGCGGAAATTAAGGAGACTCAAAGAATCCTAGACACTCGGGCAAAGAATGAATATGAGGCGAAAGAGCAGCTAATCGAATTAGGTTATAGTAAACTAAAAGCGACTGATCTAATCCAAAAAGCGGCAAGTAAAACCAAACGTATAATAGAGGTTGAAGACCTCGTAAATATAGCGATAAATGGCTAAGACGAACGAAATAAGGAGTTATTTAGGTTTAGACCTTACTAAGTTTCAAAAAGGTCTTAAAAAAGCTGAAAACAAGCTCTATCGCACAATGCGAAAGCTTGATAATATAGGGCAGTCAATGACTAGAACTATAACTGCTCCTGTTATTGCGTTTGGTGCTGCGTCAATTAAATCAGCAGCTGATATAGACAAACTTCGCAAAGGTTTAGAGGGTATAATGGGAGATAGTGCTGCAGCTGCTAAAGAGTTCAATAAGCTGCGTAAAATGGCACGAAATCCAGGTCTTGACTTGAAGAGTGCCGTTCAAGGTTCTATAAAATTACAATCAATTGGATTTAGTGCGGACGATGCTAGAAAGTCAATGTCTAGTTTGGCTAATGCTATTGCGTTAGTTGGTGGAACGGGTGAAGATTTAGCAGGTGTAAACCTTGCGATTACTCAAATAATCGGTAAGGGAAAAGTACAAGCGGAAGAGATAAACCAAATAGCGGAACGTTTGCCGCAAGTTCGACAAGCGATGATAAAGGCGTTTGGGTCTGCTGATACTGAAGTATTGCAAAAGATGCAACTTGATGCAAGGGAGTTTGTAGACGGCATCGTAAATGAGTTAGGCGAATTACCAAAAGCAAAAGCAAGTATATCGGACAGTCTTAATAATTTGCGTGATGACTTCCAAGTTTTAGCGGCTTCGATTGGGGTTAAATTGTTCCCTATCTTTAATAAATTAATGGGTGTTGTTTTAAAGATTGTCAATGCCTTTACTAGCTTGTCAAGTGCACAACAAGATTCTTATATTAAGTGGGGTTTGATTGCTGCGGCGGCTGGGCCTGCGGCTATTGCATTAAGTCATGTCGTTGGTGTGGTTCATAAACTCACAAAAGCATTAATGACGGGGTCTTTATTAAATCCTTATGTTGCGGCTATTGCGGCAATGGCGGCGGCGGTTTACTTAGTTGTCACTAATTGGGATTTGGTAAAAGTAAAAATAGTTGAAGCGCAAAACAAGTTTGCAGAATTTTATAATTCTAGTGAGTTGTTTAGAAACTTTACAGATTCTTTAGTAAGTGCGTTTACTATTATTTACGAGAATATCAAGATGAGCCTTAGAGGTTTAAAAGATATGTTAATGATGGCTAAAGCAGCCGCATCACTTGACTTTTCAGAGGTCGCTAACATATGGACAGAGGGAACTAAGCTAAATGAAGAGGGGTATAAGAACATAGAAGAAGCGCAAAAGAAGTTAATAGGTGCGATGACTGGTACTAACCCATTCGAGAAAATTGAGCCTATTGATGCGAGTGATGTAGATGCGGCGGTTGCACCGTTACTTGAAAAAATAAAGTATTTACAAGGATTAATAGCAAACTTATTAAATGGAGGTATTGGCGGCGGTTCTGGTGGTGGCGGTCGTGAGCAAGTGGCAACGGGTGGCATGAGACCGCTCGAAATGGGAAAAGTAGCAACGGGTAGATTGGATTCATTTAAAATAGTAGTCCCAGAAGTAGACCTATCTAAATATAAAGAGGGGTTAAATAGATTAGTTGATGTTACTCATGTTACATTTGGAAAGGTAGCTAAAACGATGAAAGAAACTTTTGATGATGTATTAAGTCAAGTAAGTCAAGTTTTTGGGGCAATGTCGGGAGTTATAGACCAATTTTATGAAAACAAATATGCTAGAATAGAAAAGGATTACGAAACCTCGAAGAAGTTTATTGAGAATGGAATAATGAGCGAGGAGAACCGTGCAACTTTGATGACTGAATTAGAAGAAGATCGAGCTAAGAAAGTTGCGGTGATAAAGCGAAAAGAAGCAAAAGCAAATAAGGCAAGGGCTATATTCGATTCAATTCTAAATACTGCTAATGCGGTTTCGTCAGCTTTAGCGATGGGGCCAGCTGGAATACCATTAGCGGCAGTTATGGGTGCATTAGGAGCGGCACAAACAGCAATGATAGCAGCACAACCAATTCCAGCTTTGGCCAAGGGAGGTCTAGCGACTGGCCCAACTTATGCAATGGTAGGGGACAATAAAAATGCAAAAGTCGATCCAGAGGTAATAGCTCCACTAAGTAAACTAAAGGGAATGCTTAACACGGGACAAAATATAACTGTTGGCGGTGCAATAGATATACACGGCGACGCTTTACGAATGGTTCTTGAAAGAGCTGATTACGATCATACAAGAAGAACTGGATATGGCAGAGCGGTTTAGATCAACATGGACTAGTTTTTATGGCAGCGATTATACTTTAAAAATATATGATGAAAATCATGTAGGAGCTTTTTCGTCTATTACTAAAATAAATGTTAGTTTAAAGACGAATGCAAATTCTAGAGTTTTACTTACTCCTATACAAACGGCTCAACTTGACGCAAGTTTTTTTCTTGATAGGAACAACGCAGGAGATGCGGATTTCCTTCTTTTTTTGTCGGACATGGCAGAAGAGGAAGAGAATCGTTTCTTTTGCACTTTAAAGGTGACAGGTCATAGCGGTTTTGTTTTTGTTGGATCATTGTTGATTGACGATGTAAAGATTCCAAATAGTCCTATTATTGATGTGAAATTGACTTTTGTTGATGGATTGTCGTTATTAAAAGATATTGAATACAAGACTGCTGCTGATGAATATTTTGATATATCCACGACTGAAACTTTAATCGGGCATATACAAAACTGTTTAGAATTTATTCCTTGTTTCAGCTATTATAATCCTTCATCTTCTTTTTTGAAAACAAATATAGATTGGAATCATGATGCTGGAGGCGAAGCATTATCGTCAACTAGATGTAGTCATAGTCTATTCACGAAAGTAGATGAGCAAGGTCAATCAAGCGCAAAGAGTTGTTTTGATGTTTTAGAAGCGATTATGAAACTTTTTTATGCTAATTTGAAATATGAGCCGAATCCTTATAATAACTACACTATAACACATTTGAGGGATGCAGGTGAGGAAAATATGACTTACAATACGTCGTACACTCCTAGTTGGGCTGGTTCATCTCCTACATCGCAAAATAGAAAAAATGGTGCTGTACAATTTCTAGCTGGAGGGGTTTATGGTTTTTTACCAGGCATAAACAAAGCATCAGTTTCATATTCTTATGAAACAGAAAAAAAAAGATTACCTACACACACAGGTTTAACAGAGCCAACTACATATAGTGAAATAGGCACTTTTAAAGTCAGATCAAGCGAAACTATTCTTTCGTTGAGTGGAATAATTAAGTCTAATTTTCATAGCGACGCTTGGCAAGCTCAATGGGTTAGTGCTATGTATAAAATGTACATAAAATTCGAAGGTTCAACTAGTGGCACTTTTTACGCTGACAATCCTTGGACTTCAGCGGTTGAAATTGATGGGTGGGTTGAAAGCATGGGATTCTTCGGTTATAATCAAATGAATTTTACTTCTTCAGAATCTTATTGTAAATTAAACTCATCTGAATATAATTATCAAACTGGCAATATTATTTTAACTGACCCATATAATATAGTTAGCGCGCCGCTGAATGATGTATTTTCGATTGGCGAAGATGTCACCATTTCGGTGAAATTCGAGTTTTTCAGCAAAAGAATGTTTAGTTATTTAGGTGTGTATTTCGGCAAAAGCAATCACGCCTTTGATGGGTATAATAGGACAATTCTTTGGTCAGTTTTAGAAGGAACAGAATTAAGTGAGCAACAAATAATCGGTCGTAGATTTGAAAGTAATTTTCCAACTTCAAATAGTAACTTTTTAGAATATGAGATTTTTGCTGGCTATGGTAGCAATAATTCCGTGACAGTACTCGAGTCATTTGATGGTTCAAATTGGGTGCGTTCTGAAAATAAATGGAGGTCGGTGGAATACATTCCACAGTACTATTTAGCAGAGTTAATTATACGAGATATGTTCGCTTCTCAAGGAAAAACTTTAAGCACATATTCAGGAGTAGTCGAAGGTGAAGAGGCTTGGGGATGCCGCATTGTAGAATATACTGGAGGGTCTAGTGAATTAATGTTGCCAATTCAAACAACTCATGACATTGTTCGTGATAGATTGAAAGGTGATTTTTACGAAGCTAGTACTTTTCCAGGCACTCCAACGATAGAGGAAAAGTTTGATTATGACAATAGTTCTAGCGGTTCAAGTTCTGGAGGTTCGGGAGGTTCGTCTACGTCTAATGGTACTAGCGGCAGTTCAAGCGGTACGGGTGAAGCTAGTTATCATGTGTTTGAGGTTACTGGCATTACTGGAACGTCTATAACTTTGTCAGATACAACGATAGCGGATCAAGCAGATTATACGGATGCTCAGATGGATATGTTATTTATTAGCGCGAAACGTGGAACTACTGTATTAAATTACAAGAGGTCTAGTCTAGGGAATATTGATTTTTACGCTGTGCAGAGCGGAAACGATGTGATAGTAACTTTAGGGCGTGCGGCGGTTAGTGGTGATGTGTTTAGATTCAAATTAAGACAATAGCAATGATACAATTAGTAGCAGATTTAGAAGTTTCAAAGTTTCCACTATTAACGCTTATGGCAATTGTACATGGTTGTTTTATGGTTATTAATCTTATCTTCGTAATAGAGTTAAATAAAGTTAGTAAAGGTTCTATATGGTCACTTTTCTTTGTTTTGGGCGGTGGGTTTTCTTGGGTTGCGATTGGTGCATGGTTATTGTTTTCAAAAGATAAAATTAAGTAAATGAGAATTATATTATTTGTTATTGCAAGTTTGTTGAGTTGTGCGGTGATTGCTCAAGTTCAACCTTATGAGATTGAGTATGCGCCTGCTGAGAAATACATTTTGCTATCTAAACTTTCACCAAGTGGGGAATATGATCATGCTTTATTATCTACTATTGGATTGAGTGAATTTGACGATGATATAAGTTTATGGGAAAGTACGGGGACTTATAGTGTAAGCGTTATCGGTGCGCCGCTTGAAAATATACTACTAGGCACGGACGCTGGGAACAGCATAACAACGGGAAACTATAATTTCATAACGGGTACGAATTTACCGAATACATCTAGCACTAGTTATAATACTGGTATTGGATATAGAAATTTATATACGGCATTTTCAGCAGATTACGCAACGGGAATTGGGTCTCAAAATATGTATAATGCAACTTCAGCAGATTATGCTACGGGAATTGGATATGCAAATATGTATTCAGCAACGAATGCAAGTTACGCAACGGGAATTGGTTCTCAAAATATGTTTAATGCAACTTCAGCAGCTTATGCTACGGCAATAGGACGTGAGAATATGTATTCAGCAACGAATCCGTTTAATGCTACAGGAATAGGGTACCAAAATATGTATAATGCAACGAATGCATATTATGCTACGGGAATAGGGTCTCAAAATATGTTTAGTGCAACTAATGTAGATTATGCAACTGGAATAGGATATCAAAATATGTATTCAGCAACTTCAGCGGGTTATGCAACGGGAATTGGTTCTCAAAATATGTATTCAGCAACTTCTGCAATTTATGCAACGGGAATAGGGTATGCAAATATGTATAATGCAACTAATCCAATTTACGCTACGGGAATAGGAGTTGCAAATATGTATTCAGCAATTAATGCAGAATATGCTACGGGAATAGGTCGTGATAATATGTATAATGCAATTTCAGCAAATTATGCAACGGGAATTGGGCGTCAAAATATGCTTAATGCAACTTCAGCAAATTACGCTACTGGAATAGGGTATCAAAATATGCTTAATGCAACTTCAGCAGATTACGCAATTGCAATTGGTCGTGAAAATGGTTACAATGCTGCATCACAAAATAACTCAATATATCTAGGTTATCGACAAGCATATACAACGGGAGCAAATTACAGATTACATATTGGTATGTATGAAGATAATCCATTGATATATGGAGAATTTGACAATGAAGAGGTTGAAATCGGTGGCAAGTTAGGATATACAACGGAAGGCGGTTCGGCTATCAGTTTGGTAGGGAAAGATGCGGATGATAAATTAACGACGACGGACGTTGGCGATTTGGTAAAGGCTAATGGTTTGTGGACTGAATCGGGGGCTGACATTTATCGTAGTACGGGCAACGTAGGAATAGGTACTTCTTCACCAACAGAAAAATTAGACATTTCGGGTAACGCTTTAGTAACGGGAACAATTCAATACGACACTCAAGGCGGTACGGCAACGGACTTAGTAGGTCGAGACGCAACGGGAAAACTTACAACAACGGGTGTTGGAGATTTAGTGAAAGCGAATGGTTTATGGGAAAGTACTGGAACTTATAGTGTAAGCATTGTTAGTGCGCCGCTTGAAAATATATTACTAGGAACAGACGCTGGAAATAGCATAACAACGGGAAACTATAATTTCATAACGGGTACGAATTTACCGAATACATCTAGCACTAGTTATAATACTGGTATTGGATATAGAAATTTATATACGGCATTTTCAGCAGATTACGCAACGGGAATTGGGTCTCAAAATATGTATAATGCAACTTCAGCAGATTATGCTACGGGAATTGGATATGCAAATATGTATTCAGCAACGAATGCAAGTTACGCAACGGGAATTGGTTCTCAAAATATGTTTAATGCAACTTCAGCAGCTTATGCTACGGCAATAGGACGTGAGAATATGTATTCAGCAACGAATCCGTTTAATGCTACAGGAATAGGGTACCAAAATATGTATAATGCAACGAATGCATATTATGCTACGGGAATAGGGTCTCAAAATATGTTTAGTGCAACTAATGTAGATTATGCAACTGGAATAGGATATCAAAATATGTATTCAGCAACTTCTGCTTATAATGCTACTGGAATTGGATATGCAAATATGTATTCAGCAACTAATGCGGTTTATGCTACGGGAATTGGAAATTCAAATATGTATAATGCAACTTCTACCGATTACGCTACGGGAATAGGGTATCGTAATATGTATAATGCATCTTCAGCAGAATATGCTACGGGAATAGGAGATCGTAATATGCATAATGCAACGAATGCGGTTTACGCTACGGGAATAGGGTATCTTAATATGTACAATGCAACTTCAGCAGAATATTCAACGGGAATAGGTCGTGAAAATATGTTCAATGCAACTAATGCGGTTTATGCAACGGGAATTGGTCGTGAAAATATGTATAATGCAACTTCAGCGGTTTATGCAACGGGAATAGGGTATCGGAATATGTTTAGTGCAACTTCAGCAGATTATTCAATTGCAATTGGTCGCGAAAATGGTTACAATGCTGCATCACAAAATAACTCAATATATCTAGGTTATCGACAAGCATATACAACGGGAGCAAATTACAGATTACATATTGGTATGTATCAAGATAATCCATTGATATACGGCGAATTTGACAATGAAGAGGTTGAAATTGGTGGTAAGCTAGGATATACAACGGAAGGCGGTTCGGCTGTTAGTTTGATAGGAAAAGATGCGAATGATAAATTAACGACTACGGACGTTGGAGATTTAGTGAAAGCGAATGGTTTGTGGACTGAGTCGGGAAGTGACATTTATCGTAGCTCGGGTAATGTAGGTATAGGTACTACGAGTCCGACATATAGATTAGACGTTGAAAAAAATTCGAATGAAACAAATGGTGTTCAAATTAATAACCCAAACACAGGAACAGAAGCCAGATCAACAGTAGAACTTGTATCAAACGATGCGCAGATAAATATACATGCCACATCAGATGCTTATAATGGGGTTTTGAGTTGGGCTGATTCGGGCGTATTGTCAACATCTTCAAATACATCTGGGGGATTAAAATTTAATGCACAGGCTGGAGGATTTACATTTCAGACTAGTACAAATACCAGAATGGTATTAAATAATTCGGGCGACGTAGGAATAGGTACTTCTTCACCAACAGAAAAATTACACATTTCGGGTAACGCTTTAGTAACGGGAACAATTCAATACGACACTCAAGGCGGTACGGCAACGGACTTAGTAGGTCGAGATGCAACGGGCAAACTTACTACAACGGGTGTATCTGATTTGTTAGATTCTGATTATTTACAAATTTCAGACACCGCCGCAATGCTTATTAATTACGCGTTGAATAGTGATGTTTTTAGTGGAGCGTACGCAGACTTAACGGGAACGCCTACCTATGCTGATATTAACTATTGGACATTAAGCGGTTCGGACGTTTATAGAAGTACAGGCAACGTAGGAATAGGTACTTCTTCACCAAGTGAAAAACTAGATGTAGATGGAACGGCACAAGCGACAAAGCTAGTATCTGAAAATAGTGGTGCAGTCCTTTCATCAGTAGAAATAAACAACGGGGCTAATTCATGGAATATCATGAACACGGGCGTAAGCGGTGATTTAGTAATAGAACCTCAAACAATAGACGCAGATGTTATATTTAGAGATCAAACAAATGATGAATGGCTAATATTCGACAATACAAATAAAAAGGTATCACTAGATGAAGATGATTTAGTTCCAACAAGCGAAACAGATATGCGTATAGCAGGGATGCAAGATAACGGAACAAATAGAGAAGTAGTAAGCATTGGTATTGGTGGTGGCTTGTTTTACGACTCAACAACCGACGAATTGTCAAGTACTTTAGTCGCTCCAATTCCTGCAGTATTTACGGATGCTAGTTTAGTGATTGGCCCACCGACCTATCAAGATTATGCGCAATTTACCGAAACAATTGATTTAAGCAATGTTTATTCTGTTAGTGGTGATGTAATTACATTTGATGAAGAGGGTTTGTACTATTACGCTTTATCGTTTGATATGTCAAGTGCAGGTGGTAATACATTTACAAGGGTAACAATCGAAGTAAACGGGGTAGACGATTTAGAACGTACATACGACGAATTATCGCAAACTATTGTAATGACTGGATATTTAAACCTAGAAGCGGCGGACGAAATAAAAGTAGATATACAACCTTTTTCAAACGGAGGGATAGCATCAAATATAGAACTTACATTGCATAGGGTAGGTATAGCCCCATAATAGTTATAGGGTCTGAAAAACAACTTTAGAGATGAAAACAATATTATCACACATCAATGAAATATTAATAGCATTAGGCACACTTGGCACTTTAGGCGGTGGTTGGTTTGCGTGGAAGAGAAAAACGAAAAAAGATAAAGTAGAAGTTAGATTTCAAATTGACAAAGAATATGAAAAGAGAGTAGTTGAACTTTCTGAAATAAATAGCAAATTGCATGAAACAGTTTTTGATAAAACAAGCGAGGCGGCAAAGTATAAATTAATATTAATTCAGTTACCAGTAGATTGTCCTGAATGCGCTGAATGTATCAAGAAAATTACGACCAAGTTATGGAAAATGTAGCTCAAGAAAATTTAAGAAAATTAGACGCACTAATAAAGAGAGGGAAGCAAATTATAAAATTAGATTTTGTAAACTTTCAACCAATTTGTCAATTTTCAAATATTAAACCTGGTCAAGTTTTTGATGTTAATGGTAACGAAGTGACAATGCTAGAAAATGATGAGTCTAAAATTATATGGAGTTGCAATAGTTTGCCAAATGTAGGTTATCCAATGCACTTCCACGAATGTGACGAAGTTGTTGAAATGATTGCTGGAAATGGAACTTTGTACATAGATAAAGGAACAAATGATCCCGAAGAAATAGTACTAAAAGAGGGTGAAAAAATCAAGATAGGCAAATTTATATCACATAGTTTTTTCAATAAAGAAAACATAGACATTCATTATAAAGTAACACATATTAAATAACACATAAAATAAAAAAATCATGATTCAATTAATCAATCAAATACTAGCTTTTGTTTTTGACAAGCTAAAAGCAAAATCACCAATTGCGGCAACTGTTATTCTTTCAATTCTAGCAGGTCTATACGCCGTTGCAAATTCATTACCTGCTGAAATACTACCAGAGTGGGGAGAAACTGTTGTAGAATGGATATTGATAATCTATGCGGCACTATCAGGCAGTAGAACAACTAGATTTGTAAAGAAAAAAGAAGAAGCAACTAAGTAAAATCGTATTTTTGATTATATTTTTTGCTACCTTAAGACAATACACAAACGAGCCGGACGAAATAAATCGTTCGCTCAATTTTAATTATTAATAAAAAACAAAAAAATGAAAAATTTATTATTTACATTTTTAACGATGTTTATTTTTATCAGTGCTAATGCTCAAATTGAGGTGTTAGATAGTTTTAGGATTTCGGAAGTTATCGGAGTTAATAAAAATGTTGAAATTGTTAGAATTACTAGCTACAAATGTGAGGCAGAACTAGATAGCGCTTTGCTTGTGTTAGAAAGTCAATTGACAAAAGACATTGACTTTATTAATGATCAACTAGCAAACGATAAAGAAAATCTAGAAAAAATGCTTATACTTTGTGACGAAAAGAAAAAAGCACTTTGCAAAATAAAAGAATCTAAAAATCCAAAATAAATTATTAACTACGGAGTTGAAAAAGTAGTATAAAGATTTATGCCGTGTCCGTGTACTATGACAATTCGCTACCTTAGGACAGACACAACAACGGGCGGACGAGGTGAAGCGTTCGCCCACTTTTCACTAAAAACTAAGATTATGAAAGTACTTAAAATTGTGCGTAACTTGCCAGATGGGACTAGCCTTGCAATTGTAGCACCTACTAGAGAATTTGCAAATCCTATTTTTAGGACAAATAAGCAAACTACGGGGCATTATTTCGCAGATTGTGAAAGTCCTGAAGCTATCATATCAAAAGATATAGATATTACATTGATGGCTTATGACATTGACGAATCAAATAACGTAGGTTTATTCCAGGCGGTAGATGAAAATGATATAGTAGTAAACACTTACATATCGCTTGATGATGTTGAGTGGATTAGTGGAAATTTAGGAATAGAAGCATGATAGGAACTGCAAGATTTTATCTAAACGATAACGTACAACTAGAGAATGAAACGAACGCAGAATATTTGCGTAGGGTTCAGAAGATAGCTAAAGATGACGGCACGGATCTTACTTACGGGTCTTTTGAAAGGCAATATTACAAGCTTAAAAAGCAATGGAAGACAATAAGTGAGAATAAGGATAAAAAAGGCAATATCACAAGTCGAAAGACTAAGATAGTAACAACTAAGAACAACAATCACAACGGTTTAAAATTGGTTGCAAAGACAACTAACCCAAACGGTGAAGATTGGGAGAAGTACGTTGTAAATAGCTACCAACCGCCAAAGATTAGTAAAAAGCTAATCAAAAAGACAATCAAAGGTATTAAGCTATTTAAGCCGAATAAACCGAAAGTAAGGAATACAGAATCATTACTAAGGGTAATTTATACTGACACTCATATAGGCATGGAAACTGATGCTAGTGGATTTGGTCTTTACGGCGGTGTTTGGAATGCTGACGAACTAATGAAGCGTAAAGCGGCTATAATTGAAAAGACCATACTGAACTACAATGGTGAAAGCGAAGTTCATATCATTGACTTAGGTGATTTTATGGATGGATGGGACGGTCAAACAACTAGAAAAGGTCATGACTTGCCTCAAAATATGGATAATGTCAAAGCGTTTCAAGTTGGTGTAAAATTCAAAGTAGAGTTAGCTAGTGAAATCCAAAGCTTAACGGGTGCAAAGGTTAAATGTTTCAGCGTTGGCAATGATAACCATTGTAATGAGTTCGGAGTAATCGTAAATGATACGGCAAAGCAAGTTTTAGAACTTTCAAACGAAAGTGTGTCATGTGTAATTAACCGCAAGTTTATAGATCATTACGAGTGGAATAATCATTGCTTCTTGTTATGTCACGGTAAGGATAGTAAGCATTTAAAGTTTGGTTTTAAACACATACTAGACGAACGGGCAAAGAGTAAGATTGAGGACTATATCAGGATAAACGAATTAACGTACAAGGATAACACATTTGAAAAAGGTGATACACATTTGCAGCTATTTGACTATGATAGCTCGGAGGTGTTTAATTACTTCAACTATCGAGCTTTGTCACCAGCTTCGGAATGGGTGCAAACGAACTTTAAACGAGGTGTAAGCGGCTTTACTATTATGAAATGTTGGAAAGATCAAAAGGAACTAATGACTATCCCGTACGAATTTGGATGGAATTAAATTATAGCGATGAGTAACATATTAACACAATCGGAAATATACGAATTTTACGGCGAGCCTAACAATTGGGACGACTATGTAAAGTTCTATCCTCCTTTTCAAATGTATCTTGCTTGGAATGTAGAACAAAAGATAAATTTCTTTTATTGCCATAAGGGAATTCATGAAATGCTAGATCAAGCTTTTGATAGCTTGTTATATTGCTATTCCGACGAGGGTATTCATAATCTAGGAATTGACTTGTACGGCGGTTGTTTTAATTATCGCTTAATGCGTGGCAGTTCTACAAAGTTAAGCCGTCATAGTTGGGCAATTGCTTTAGACTTGCATCCTGGAAAGAACAAATTACGTTGGAAGTCGGACAAAGCGGTGTTTGCTCAAGATGACTACAAAGATATGATGCATTGCTTTTACGAAGCTGGATTTATAAACTACGGAATAGAAAAAGGATACGATTGGATGCACTTTGAACCAAAGAAGTAGTTTCTTATTTTAGTTTTGTTCCCTCGATGCTTCGGTGTCGGGGGTTTTTAATTTAGTGTATAAAGGCATTTAAACGCCTTATAAACGATAGTTGTCTACCTTATCAGCTTATCCGTCCAATTCTTAAACCTTGCATCATTAGCGTAAAGCCAATCCATACAAGCGCAAACTATCATTGCTATAAATGCGTAAATTAGTATCATTGTTCTAGTTTTTTAATTTCTGTAATAGGGTTAAAAATACTTTGTTTAAAAGGGTAAACTCTCCAATAAGGGAATCCGTCTTTTTTACCATCGAAGTCTTGTATCAGCTTTACGAGTAGCTTAGATTCTTTTTTTGTGATTTCATAATCTATTACTTTGTAAACTTTTTCACCTTGTTTAAATGCTTCAAATGGTATCGGTTTTCTCAAATCTTATTTTAAAAATCGGGAAGCTCTACACCTTAGTCGATAGCTTCCCAACGTTCATGGATTATTAGTTAGTATATTTTATTCAAAAATCGCTTTATCTCGATGTCATTCAAATAAAACTTGTAAGCGGAGTGATGCGGTATTTTCTCAACGAATTTACACTCATGTAGTAAGTTAAGGGTGTTTTGTACGCTTGATGCGCTCAATCTTGATTTTATAGCTATTTTAGACGCACTTTCAGCGTGTTTCATATTTTCCATGGTAGATATTACCTTTTGGCGGTTTCCGTTGCTTAAAGCGGATATTCTTAATTTAATCTGTCTTAACTTTTCGTTATTTATTTCTATCATAACAATCTATGATTCTTTAAATTTAGTTTATAATCTTTAATCCTATTTAATGTAAACTTTGCTCTATTGGCATTAGCAACAGAATCATTAATGCTTTTACCTTTCATCCCGTCAAAAATAGACCAGTAGTCACCGCTTCTAATTAACTTCCAATCTAAAATACTTAATCCTTGCTTTTCAATAAAAACTTTTTTTTCTAAGTATGTAGAGTTTGTTAGCTTCCATTTATCAAAAGAATCATATTTTAGTTTTTTGTATTTCATTTTACCGACATAAGACCAATACTCACCATTGCACTGTCTGTCAAATGCTAATAGCCTTTTATTGAATTCGTTAGACATATTAATTTAAGTTAGCATTATCGACAGCATTGAACGCAATATCTTTAATATATTTGACATTATATTTGTCTTTTTTATAAAAAGAACAGTACCTAAAATGTTGTATGCGATCCAAGTCTATTAATTCGTGAACAGTCATATTTTTTAACAATATAGAGTCAGTGTAAAATTCAAAAAAGTGAATTTTATCAAAAGTTTTTAATTGAAAAACAAATGTCTCATCAGCCCATGAATGAAACCTAGCATAAGTGCTAATAATCCCTTCCATTTCTACAGTCAATTTAACATCTAAGTATTCATTACTTTCTTGAAATTTCATATGTTTATTTTTTTTATAATTTATAAGTATTCGTAATTTCCTAATCTTTGTATTTCATTCTCACACCATCGCAAAAAGTCGGCGTTTGTCGCATCTGGTAAAGGATGACCCTCAACCAATGACCTATATTTTAGCTTTTCAATCGCTTTAGTCATTTCTAAAGTGTCCAAATCTGCGCTGCTCTTTACAAAGATATAATTATTCTTTTCATAAACAAATATTTCGGGACAAATATCACGCTTCCAAACTTCTTTTGCTTCTTCTTTTGAATATCCAAAGCATAAACCAAAGTAAGATAGTAATAAATGTAAGTATTTGTTTTGGCTGAACGTCCTGGACGCTTTCTTTTCCTTTAGCTCAATCTTTGCACCCTTTTCCACTAGCTTATCATAGTATGCTTTAGATTGTATCTTTTCGACTTCGTTGCTTGTGTTGTAGATCATTCTATCAATTTCCTTTTTTTCAATACTAATTCATGAAATTCATCCAGTCGTTCAGATAATTGCTTTAACATTTTTTCATCACGTTCAACACGGCAAATGTAAAGCGGTCTAGGTTTAAACTCTGGACAATAGCTTATGAAGTCACACCATAAACGACCAGATAAAAGCAAATGACCTTGTATCTGCCACTTGTACGCCGTATCTATACCGCCTTTTTCGATGCGCTCCCAATGAGTGAAGGGAATGACGCTTTTTACTTCTATGCATCCGTCAGAGCCTACTAAACCATCAGGACTATCGCCGTAAATGTCGTTACAATAAAAACCTCCATTTGTAACTTCGTTGAATGTTTGAAGCTCGTATAATTCAATTGCTATAGGTTCAAGTTCGTGACCTCGCTGCATATAAGCGTTCGTAAAATTATCCGTTTCGTCAAGTTCTTGAGTCACTTGCTCAAGTGCTTTTTTTCTTGCATACTTGACGGCTGGACTTCCAAACGCTTTGCCCATGTTTGCGCAAATTTTACCAAAGTTTGAAGCGGTATATTTACCTAAACGTAGCTGATGCCATTCGTCACTATTTTGCTCGATGTTATACCAAGTTACTTGCTGCATCTGTCAACGCTTCTTTTGTTTCATCTGATAAACTATACTTTGCTTCTATTGCATTTATAGTAGTGTTCCCTTTCGCTAATGCTTCAACCGCTTTGCTCCATCCTTTATTCGTATTATCAAAGGTAGGCTTTTTCGGTGGTGCGGCATCTATTTCTTTGCTATCGTCAATTAAAAGCAATCCGGATAACGCGTATTTTCGTGCGTAAGAAGATGAAGAGCCGAACGATTGAGCAATATCCATTCCTTTACGATTTGGATCTATTCCAGCTTGTGCGGTCACTGATTCGTTACTTTTGCCGTCTGAAAATGTTACTTTTGATTCGACGTAGATTAGTGAACCGGCTTCTTTTATTTCGTCGCTTATCATGATTTTACACGCGTGTTTTTTTAGTAACGGCTTGACCGCTTCTAGTATATCCTCGCAGCTTCTATACTTGTACTTTCCAAAGCTATTGTATTGGTTTTTTGGGGCTTTTAGCTCGTTTTGGATTTCTGTTAATTTGCTCATATTGTTTCTTTTATTAATAAATCAATTGCTTTTAATCGCTTAATCTTTGCCTTTATTCGCTTTCTATACTCAATTAGATCGTCTTTGTCTTTCGACGAATAAACACCTTTAGAACTTGTTAGAATCATTCTACCATCGTCTAACTTAGTCGTAATGGATAAGTAATGAATAAGCCTTTGAATAGCATAGTTACTTTGATTTAGATAGTGATCTACTCTAAGTAAATAGTTTATTCTATCTGATGTGTAAGGATTGTCTTTATCCGTTGTGCTAATCATTTTAAGTAGCAAGGGAATAACTATCTCCCTTTCATACTTTGTAGGCTGGTATAGTGTTTTCATATTATTTTTTAATTATCAAATTCCCATTTATCAACATCAATCATACTTTTAGCCCAGTTATCATCAGGCACAAAGTCTTCTTCCATGTGGTCGTAATAATGCCGCTGCGACCATTTCAGATTATATTGATCAAATCCTATCAAATCAACAAAAGCCGCTGCGGAATTATCAACATAATTAACATACTTAATATTTATATCTTGATGTTCGGCTTGGTAGCGTTCTATAAGTATGTTGGTGTATTCTTGCATTGCACTAAATTAGGACTTGTTTAGATAATACGCAAATATTTAAAGGTTAAAATAAAGTAGTTTGCAATTTTTGATCCATAGCATGTTTGTGGTTCTTTACGTTCATATTAAAATAGCTTTCTTTTAATTCAATACTCACTGACTTTCTATTCATTTTTAACGCTTGATATCCTTCGCTTCCAATACCGCCAAATGGACTAAATACAGTTTCCCCTTCATTACTGTATAGATGTATGATTCTTTCTATTGTATCAAGTTGGAGAGGGCATATATGTTTTTCGTCATTATTATCTCTTGCAGATCTATATTGCAGCGTTCTTCCATAATCTATATCCATCCATACGGGTGATGCGTACTTTTGCCAAAGGTCAACGGGTAAATAATCTGGTTTTGTCGAGTCAACATCTTGATGCGTTATTGGTATCAAATTTTTTCCTTCGTTTCTAAAAAATAATATGTAATCAGGTATTCCGACTCTGGACATTGAGCTATCTTTTTTTATTGTTTTATGCAAAAGTCCTAGTGATTTTGTACGCTGCATCTCTGTAACTGGATTCTTCCATATCGTAGTCCTTGCGTGGTATATGAATCCTTGATCTGTGAACATTTTCTCTATCATTCCGCTAAAGTCTCTAAGCCCTATGAAGCCCTCTTTACCCTTTTGTATAGGTAAATCCATACAATGTACGGCACATATCCTTCCTGGTTTCAAAACTCTTTTTATTTGTGGAATTAAATATGAAAAGTGATTTTTAAACATATCATAATTGCTCACATTGCCCATATCCTTTGGATTATCAGAATAAACATACAACTCAGCAAATGGAGGACTAAATACTGTTAAGTCAACAGAATTATCTTTTATTTCCTTTGATTTCTCAACACAATCACCATTCATTAATGTGTAATTTGGTTTTATTACTTTTTTAGAATCTACTTTAGACTTATACTTAGATAAAGACGTATAATCTGTTTGACTCGAATATTTACTCATTTCTGTTATCATTTCTTTGTGTTTTTTTTGCTTTTCTAGTATTGATTGTCTTACGTTTTTTTGAGATTCTGGAACTAAAATATGAACTTTTACTTTTTGAGTTTGTCCAAATCTATATGACCTCCTGACCGCTTGATAAAATTGCTCAAATTTAAAATCATATGAAGTGAATATCATATTGTGGCAGTTTTGATAGTTCATTCCAAAAGATGCAATACTTGTTTTAGTTACCAATACTTTAAACTTATTGTTTCCAAATCCATTCAATTTTTCGGCTTTATATTCTGCTTTATCAGAACCTTGAACATTCACACTATCATTCAATTGCTTTTTTAATTCATCTGCTTCGATATTCCTTAAAGTCCAAACTATCCAACGTTCATTAGATGAGTTTACTATTTCTGCGGTTTTTTTAATTCTTGCATCAAAAGATCGCTTTAAGTCTTTGTGTAATTCAGTAGCACTTACTGCAACATCTGCAAATAATGTATTTGTGTTATTTTCAACAGGAATAATATGTTCAATATATTCTATTTCTGGCAAATTATATCCTATTTGATTTGGGTCAATTCTACATGGATCGTCTAAACTCATAGACCATTGACATACATATTTCCAAAAAGCATCTTTTGCGTGTTTTCTTAATCTCCATTTTTGAGTTTCACCTCCGTCATGGACAAAGAACATTGCTAACATTTCTAAATAAGACATGCCTCCTAAAAATTCAGAATGTTGTCCTAATTCCATATGATCATTTGGTGATGGAGTAGCAGTACAAGCTAATTTGTATTTAAATGTTTTGAATGTGTTTATAATCAACGATGATAGTTTTCCATCTCTACCTTTTAATATTGAACTTTCATCTAGAACTACTCCACTATAAATAGATGTATCAATGTTCTTTAGCTGATCAAAATTTGAAATGTCAATATTATTGTCATCAATATTAAATTTTTTAGCCTCTCTTTTAGTTTGTTCGACTACCGCTAAAGGTGCTAATATTAGTACTTTTTGACTAGTATGTTCTGAAACTCTATAAGCCCATTCTAATTGCATAAATGTTTTGCCCAAACCACAATCCATAAATAACGCAAACCTACCCTTTGATAATGCTATCTTCACGGATGTTTTTTGCCAATCAAAAAGCATATTATTTAGTTCGCTAACTTGAAATCCACTAGATATATGTGTTTTCTTTTTTGACTCTATAAACTTTTCGTATTCTGTCATATTTTTTTTTCGTAAAGTTACAACCGTTTACGAGTTATGCAAATTTTTAGACATCTTTTTTTTAAATAATTTTGATACTATCATTATTATCATAACTTTGTAAAACGAAAAAACCGCTCCGATAACTAAACCGAAGCGGAAAAAAGATATGAATATAAAAGGAAATTTTAATAACAAAAATCAAATATATGCAAAATAACGGAGATTTCATAAAGTTGTATCGAAAGTTTATAAAGTGGGGGTGGTACACAGATTCCAACACTAAAGCTCTTTTTTTACATTTACTTATATTAGCACGTTGGACTCCTGGCGAGTTTTTAGGTATAAAATTAGATAGAGGTCAATACGCTTGTAATGTACCTAAATTAATGGAAGAAACGGGAATGACCCGACAAGAGATCAGGACGAGTGTTAAAAAATTGAAAAAAACACGAGAGCTAACCAGCTACCGAGAGGCTGGACATACAGTATATACAATAGTTTCATACGATTTGTACCAAAGTAGCAACCAACGAGCAACCAACGAGCAACCAATGAGCAACCAACGAGCAACCAACGAGCAACCTATAATAGAAGAAGAAAGAAAGAAAGAAAGAAAGAAAGAAGGAAGAGGCAACCAACCACCGACATTTACAGAGTTTAAAAATTATGCTATTAGTAAGAGTAATAAAGTAGACGTAAACAAACTAAAATTGAAATATGAATCATGGATAGAGAATGGATGGAAAAAAGAAATAAAAGGTAAATTAGTAGAAATAAAAGTTTGGAAATCTACTTTACTAAATACTCTTACTTATGGATATTTAGATAAAGATCCATCTGATGAAAAACCACTACAAAAAATATAAAATATGTTAAAGTTTCCAGATATAGAAAAAAAAGTAATTAGTTTAATGATTGAGAATAGAGAAGTACAAAAAATCTATTCAAGAAAATTGATCATAGAAGATTTTACAGTAGAATCATGTCGTAAGTCATTCGAGGCAATAAGAGAAAGTCAAGATGTAAACTTGCATTTAGATTTAGAATTAGCTATAAGCAAACACGGATTAGTAGAGGTTTTGGAATTTGGAAGTGTGTTTAATCCTAAAGACATAAAAGCATGGTACGAAGCGATAAGGCAAGCAACTGCTAAAAGACAACTTTTACAAGGTGCTAGGCAAGTCGAAATAATGCTAAGTAATGACGATGCTTTAGCAAAGGATATACACTTAGAACTTATCAAGCTAAACACAGAAGTACGCTTGAAATTATACGGCGGTAAAAACTTGACTAGATCAGACATCGTTCAAGAGTATATGAGGAAACTAGAACAAGCGCAAAAATCGGATGGTATAGTAGGATTGGAAATAACGGGTCAACATAAACTAGACAAAAAATTAAACGGATGCGAGCGCACTGACTTTATTGTTATGGCTGGTCGTCCTGGAATGGGAAAAACGGCGCACTCCATTGACATAGTTAGGGAGTGCATAAGATTAGAATTATCTTGTAGATATTACTCGCTAGAAATGGCAGCAAATCAGTTGCTAGGTCGCTTGATTTCAAATCTTACTTGCAACCGCTATTCAAATTTGAGCAGGGGTAAAATAGATAGTCAAAAGGAACACCAGGAAGCAATAGAGAAGTTTCTTAATAGCAAAATTGACATAATAGACAAAGGTGGGCAGACGTTTAATGACATTTACAATGACGCACTAGCAGCGCACGAAAGCGGGAACGTAGATGTAATCATAATTGATTTCTTGCAATTGGTCAAAGGCGAAGATAGTGACGAAACAAAGACGCTCAACATCGCTGCAAGAGGTTGCAAAGAATTAGCTAAAGAATTGGATTGTGTTGTGTTTGGATTATCTCAACTTAATCGAGCCGTAGAAAGTAGAGGAGGTTCAAAGATTCCGAATCTAAGCGACATAAAGCAAAGTGGAGCAGTAGAGGAAGCAGCCGACAAGGTTCTAATGTATTATCGACCGAGCTATTACGGATTTGAACCTCATGAAGTATTTGACGCTGAACATTGGGACGGTATAAACGAAGATAAGATCATAATAGCAAAGAATCGGAGCGGCATGACGGGCAATCATGATACAACTTTTGGATATGATGAAATGAGTTTTTTCGATAAAAGCGATGACATAAATGATTCAAATGTTTCTAATCAAGTGCCGTTTGCTGATGTGGATAATGAAAATCCTTTTTAAGAAAGTTTGATAAAAATTTGTTTAGTACGAATGAATAGTATAATTTTGAAACATGAAGGAAACGCCAAAGTTAATTTCAAAATTTATAGAATACTATCCAAGCTATGCTAGTTCCGATTTTATGGAATTAGTAAAAGCTAAAGAGTATAAAATTTGCAATAATTACATTTTATCGGTTGTAAATTTAAAGCTAGATAATATGTTAACCGAACTAAAAGAATTGAAGTAGATGAGATTTAGAGATATACAGAATAGCTATATAAGAAATTCAGCACTTAGCCAATATGCGGATCAGCTAGGGATAAACCAAGCGCATAAACATCGATTAAAAAATTGTTATTTAGCTTTCTTAGATTATGCGAAAACCGTTGAGGGGTTTGACTATTGGAATAAAATTAGACCTTTGCACCTTCTTAAAATAGAGGGCTATCGTGAAAATGTAAAGCAAATTTATTACAGGCACGAAAAGAAATATTACATTTCAGAAAGATTTAGAAAGTTGTTGACTAAGAAAAATAAAACCGCTTTAAATGTTGCTGAAAAGCTAGGTTATACAGAGTATATCATAAAAAAGGCTTTAGGCGGCAAGCGTGTAGGGTTACGATTTATTGACGATCTTTGCGTATATTTCAAAATAGATAGATCGGAGTTAATAGGATCAAATGATATTGATAGATTTGAGAAGCCAAAACCTCCAAAACCTAGAAAAGACCAAACTACTAAGATACCAAAAGGCACGAAAAGAGTGTGTTCTATTTGCAAAAAGGAAAAAGACTTGTCTAAAGAGTTTAATAATTTCAAGTATGGCAAACTAGGCAAGTCAAATAATTGCAAGATTTGCAATAGAGCTAGACAAAAGGAGTACAAGAAAAAAGCAAGATTAAAAAAACTAAAGAAATGAAAAAGGAAATTTACGGACTACACATATACATAGGCTTCTTCACTATATTGGGAATTATTTTGTATCTTTATACGACTACAAAAGTCGGAATGATAGCAGGATTATTTTTAATGGAGTGCGGAATATTAGGACATTTTATCGTGATTGTGTCTTTGTATCTGGCGAATCAAAACGATAAGAAATGATACTAGCAAAAATCACAACTTTAGTACTATGCTTATTCTCTGCGATGTTTGTAGTAAGTCAAATACAAGCTTTCAGGACTAGAAAGTGCAAATGTGTTGGAAAGGGTAGGCAGTTAGGAGATCATGTCTATTGCTCAATGTGTGGAAAGTTTAGAGGGGTAATTGAGGAAAATTAAATTAAAAACTAAAATAATAAATATGATAAACAAAGTAATTCTTATTGGGAATATTGGTAAAGACCCAGAAATTAAGCAACTTGAAAATGATCGGAGTGTGGCAAGTTTTAGTATGGCTACTAATGAAAATTACAAAGATAAAAGTGGTGAATGGCAAACTATTACAGAATGGCACAATATTGTTGCATGGCGTGGACTAGCTGGATATGTAGAGCGAATGTGCAATAAAGGAATGCAAATTTACTGCGAAGGGAAGTTAAGTACTAGAAAATGGATAGACAAAGAAGGTAACGAAAGAAGATCTACTGAGGTTGTAGCTAATACAATTAGAATCTTAGGATCAAAAGAAGTTGATCAAAAGATAGATAGACCTATTAAAGTAGCAGCACTAGACAAAAGCAACCAGGACGACCTACCATTTTAAACGATGCAGCACTCTAAAGAACATAGCGCAAGGAGAGGAAAAAGATACGTTTGTCAATATTGCGGCGAACGTTACCAAATGAATAAAAAAACCTACTCTTTGCGTTCTTTAGATAAAAAAGGTCTATACAAAAGATGCTGCACCTCTGATGTCTGCGAAAATATAGCACGAGGAAAGATGGCGAAAAAACTTATAAAGCTTTACCGAAAGCAACAAAAGGATAAATTGAGGGAAGCAATAGGAATCAAGCCAAAGAAACAAAGCCAAGACGCATTGCAAAAGTCTATTAACAAAATTGCAAGGTTACTTGATAAAGGTAGACCATGCTTAGCACGTCCATTTGAAGCGCAAAATATAGCATTAGAGGGGGGTCATATATTTAGCGTTGGAAGTTATCCAGCTTTAAGGTACAACGTTTGGAATATACATGGGCAATGTCACAAATCAAATGCTATTCTAGGCGGCGAACCTGATTTGATGTTAGAGGGAATAGAGCGAAGATATGGACATGAACAACTTGATAAGGTTTTAAGCTTAAAATCGACGTATAAAGTTTTAAAGCTAACCAACCAAGAAAAAAAAGAAGCATTAAAGAAAGCTAACAAGATTATACGAGAATTAGAAAGCGGCAAAACGTACACAAGAGACGAAGTAAACGAAATAATAGGAATTTATAAATAACAAAATGAAACAACAGTTTATCCTACCAAAAGAGATAGAACTACCTCCAATAGACATACCAATATTATTCTTTATGTACAAAAGTAAAAAGTATGTCAAAGTAGGAGTAGCCGTTCAAACGACGTATAAGAATGGTAATTTTAGCTTCCAGCCAAAGTTAAAAGGACACTTTAGCCGAAACAACTTTGACGTAAAGTATAGCTACATACCATGCACCGAAAGCGGACGACTAAAACATATTGAGTTACAAGTAACACAAACGCTATGAGGCTAATAAAAAAGATCTTAGCAGTATTTGGCTATTACAAAGCTGAAATAATAGGAGAGGCGGTCGCTGATGTGATTAGAAAAGAGATACATGACAATTATCACCTAATCCCGAAAGAATCCGATGAAGTGCCTTTAAGTTTATCTAGGGTCGAATGGTATCGAGTTTTAACGATTTTGTATGACGAGGGAATAGAAATGTGTGACTTATCCGTTTATAATCGCTTATACTTTGCTTTTCAAGATTCCGAAATAGAGAAAATAAACGACGCAGCAATAGCGCAAGACTTTATAAATAAGGTCAATAGAGGAGAAATTTAAAATAATTTAAAAAAAGATTGATAAAAGTTTGGTAATAACTAAGTATATGTTGTATATTTGAGTAACGGAAGCAATGAAGCTGACGACAAAACAAAAAAAAAAGATGACAAATTTACAAAACACAACAGGAACTAAAGAAGTTAGATTTCATAATCAAGATGGAATCATTATGTGTTTCTATGGTCAAAATTATAAAGGCGAGTTTCAAGTTTTAAGCACTAAAGATTATTCATCTGAAAAAAGAGCGATAAGTTGGGCAAAAAAACAATTATCATAAATGACAATTAAATAATTTTTAAAAAAAAGATTGCTAAAAATTCGTTTATTACTTACATATATGCTTATATTTGAGTAACGGAAGCAATGAAGCGGACGGTAAAATAAAAAAAATGGATACTTTAAAATTGAAAATGAGAAACAAAGTAATAGCTCAACTTAAAAGAAGAGGACACAACGAAGAGAGATTAATGAGCTGGGTTAATGAACATTTTGATTATGCTTATAAATATTATAATACTGCCTCTAAAATGGCTGAAGTAATACAAACAATTGATTAATGACAATCAAACAACTAAAAAAAGAACTCCGCTTAACCAATGCAGATATAGCGGAGCTCTTTGGATTAAAGCCAGAGACATACGCTAACAGTTCAGCTAAGAAGCGATATGAAAAAGCGTTAATTAAATTTTATACTTTTGTAAAAGAAAGGGAATGATAAGAGTATCAACAATAATAGAAACACCAATAGAATTCTTTGTATGGCTTTACATCGCTTCAATGTTTATTAACTTAGTTATAGCCGTTGGACTTGCAAAAGTTACTAAGGATTGGACGTTGATATTCTATATACTTGGCGGCTTTGTCTCTTGGCTAGTTGTATCGGTTTGTTTGTTATTGTCCGATAACTAACGCAAAATAAAGTAATTGATTAAGAATTGAATGATAAATAAGACAAAGATGAGTTTAAATGTATATTTATACGACCCAACTGCAACGTATGATGTTGAATGCCTATACGAAGCCAATATTACTCATAATTTAGGTGAAATGGCATCAAAGGCTGGAATATACAAGGCACTTTGGCGACCAGAAGAAATAGACGCCAAGTTCGCTAAAGATATTATTTTAATATTAGAGGTAGGTTTAAATAGTTTAAAAGCACACCCCTATTACTTCAAGCAATTCAATAGTTCAAATGGTTGGGGTCTTTATGAAAACTTTGTTCCCTTTGTTGAGGAATATTTACAAGCACTTAAATATTATCCAGATTCGATAATTAAAGTGTCAAGATAAAATCTTCTAAAAGTAGCGGATAAACTTAAACACTTCAGTAAATGGTCGCCCTAAGTTCACTATTATAGTTTTAGCGGGGCATTTCTGTAATAACTTACTTGTAATTCCTGCCACCGAGTTTCCTCATTTGAGGTTTAGAGGTTGGTTTTTTAAACTAATTGTATAGCTGATTAGATCAATATTACAAACAAAAGAACATGAATAAACAACTAAGCAAAATCCAATTTCAAGACGGGGCAACAATGGATATAAGCACGTTTCAAAGTACTATAATAGCTAAGACAATGAGCGGCGAAAGGTTTATGTTTATGTCAACTAAGAAGCTAACAAACCAGGACAACGATAAGATAAGCAGATTAATACAACAGTTAAATAATAAGTAATGAAACGAATATTAATAGTATTAGCAGTAATAACATTATCAAGTTGTAGTCAGCTATACGACTACGAATGTACACAGTTAGTACAAGATCCTGACACACTTTGGATATACGAAGAAACGCAAGTATTCCCAACGTATCAAGCGGCTGATGATTGGTGTAGGAATGGATTCCATAACTGTAATTGCGTAAGAATACCAGAGTAAACCAATGGGGAGAATAAGGACTAAGAAGCAATACAAGCGACCGGAGCGCAATAAGCGCAATAGATGGCACACGGTTGATAAATCATTGATGAAGTTCTATAAATCTAAAGCATGGACAACCACAAGGGAAAGAAAGCTATACGAGAATCCTTTTTGTGAAGAGTGTGAGCGTTGGAATGTAGTTAGTCCAGGTTACTATGTGGACCACATTGAACCAGCTTTGGAGCGTCCTGATTTACGGCTATCGTTTAGTAACTTGCAAACGTTATGTAAGACCTGTAATGCGTCAAAAACAAGCAAACAAGCAAAGAGGAAGTAAATATATTGTAATCAATTGAATACTAATTCATTACATCTATTCAGTTAAATAATTACATAAGGGGGTATGGGGTAAAGTCCTATGTATCACCACTGTCTCTTATACACATCTGACGCTGCCGACGACTCCTTACGTGTAG